CTGCCTTAGAAAAAAATAAATTATCTCTTAAAGAATATTATAGATACAGTATGGCTGCTGCTACAGCCAATACAAAAACATTAGGTAAGGCCTTTGCACAAGAGCGAGAGATTATTAACCGTGCTCGCAGAGATAGAGTAAAGGCGCTACAAGCACAATACATTCAGATGGCTAAAGCCCAGGGTGGCTTTATTGATGCTATGCGTGTTATGCCAAGAACATTGGCAATGGCAAACGGTCAGTTTACAGAACTTGGAACTAGAATTCAATATGCTGCACAAAGACAGCAGTTCTTAAACCAGTTATTAAAGCAGGGATCAACACAACTATTAAACTTTGGTAAGAACACTCAGTGGGCTGGTCGTCAGTTGATGGTTGGTTTGACGATACCACTAACCATGCTTGGTGGATATGCGTCTAAAGCATTTAGAGAATTAGAAGAATCTATAGTTAAGTTTAGACGTGTTTATGGTGATGCATTTACTAATGATGCAGAAGTCGATGCAGCAGTAGAAAATATTAGAAAACTTGCAACTGAATATACTAAGTTTGGAGTTGCTGTAACCGAAACTATGGATATGGCTGCAACTGCAGCAGCAGCAGGTTTTAAGGGAGCAGATCTAACTAGACAGGTAGAAACTGCAACTAAGTTAGCGGTACTTGGACAAGTAGAGCAGCAGCAAGCACTTGAAACAACAATATCTTTACAGAATGCTTTTGGATTGTCAAGCGATCAACTAGCAGAAAAAATTAACTTCCTAAACGCAGTAGAAAACCAAACTGTTCTTTCTATTGAAGATTTAACAATTGCAATTCCAAAGGCTGCACCAGTTATCAAACAACTTGGTGGTAACGTAGAAGATCTTGCATTTTTCCTAACTGCCATGAAGGAAGGCGGTATCAATGCATCAGAAGGTGCTAACGCACTTAAGTCTGGTCTTGCTTCATTAATTAACCCTAGTGACAAAGCAGCCAAGTTCCTTGGTGAAATGGGAATCAATATTAAAGGACTTGTTGAAGCAAACAAGGGAGATATTAAGGGAACTGTTGTAGGGTTTGCTAGAGCACTAGATGAACTAGATCCACTTAATCGTGCTCGTGCTATTGAGCAACTGTTCGGTAAATTCCAGTTTGCTCGTTTGTCTACATTGTTCCAGAATGTATCTAAAGATGGAACACAGGCTGCAAGAGCATTCCAGTTAACTGGGGCATCTGTTGAAGAGTTAGCAATTCTATCTGAACGAGAAATGAAGAAGATAGAAGAGTCTGTCGGCGTTAAATTCCAGGCTGCTTTAGAACAATTTAAGCAAGACATTATGCCACTGGGCAAGGCGTTTTTGGAAGCAGTTACCCCAATAGTAAAGTTTTTTGGAAGTTTATTTGAAAAATTTAATGGTCTTAGTGATCAAACTAAAAAAGTAATAACCACTATAGTTGGAGTTGTTGCTGGTATAGGACCAGTAGTTCTTATGACATTCGGTCTTTTGGCTAATGGTTTGGCAAACTTGATTAAACTATTTGCAACAATAAGAGGCGGTATTGCAAAATTAAACGGTCAAACAAATGTTTTAGGTGCAGGATTTAATTATGTAACACAAGAGCAGTTAGAGCAACAGGCAGCAGGACAAGCGCTACATAATACTCATACAAGATTAACTGAAATATTTAATATTGAAAAAACAGCAGCAATGCAATTAGCATCTGCATATTCATCTTTGACTTCTCAAATGAGAACTATGGCATCACAAAATCCTGCATTGTTTGCTGGAGGTGTTGGTGGAGCAAAACGTGCAGTAACAAAGTTGCCACCAATGAAGAAGTATAAAGATGGAATTATTTCTGTGCCAGGTCCAAAGGGTGCAGGAGACGTTGTTCCAGCAATGCTTTCTCCAGGAGAAGCAGTTATACCTACAGAGACTACAGATAAGTATAGAGGTTTGATTACTGCAATGTTCCAGGATAAGGTTCCAGGCTTTATGGCTGGAAGACTTCCAGGGGGACCAGGAAGAGGAATTCCTCTATCTGAAGGTCCAGCAGCAGTTAGAAGAGCACAGCAAGCAAGAAATAGAAGAAGAGATGATGCTCGTCAAGGATACAACGAACCACATCCAGAGAGACAGTCAGGTGCTGTTTTTGTTGGAATGCCTAAGTCTGCTAAAGAAGCATCACAGTCTAGAGAGATAGTAGAAAAGATAGCAAGGGATGTAAGTACTGGAAAGTATGGAAGTGTTGCTCCTACTGATTTTGGCACACTGCTTCAGCCATTCTCTGGAAGAAGTTTCCCTGTTAGAGGAGTTGGCGGGGTATACAGAAAGCCTAACGGAAAGATCGTAGTAGTAAAGCCAACAATAGATGAGAAGACAGCATTAGCAGAAGTTCGTGCTACCCAGATTGCTAGAGAAGTTCATGGTTTGGTATCTCCAAAACAAAGTATTAAGACTATGATTGATCCAACAGATCCTTCAGGTCAAAGAAAGTTTATTGTTATTGAGTCTCCGTATGATCCAAGAATCGCAGCAATGGATGGCAAGTTCTCACAGGGCGACATGATTAAGCAACTTGTTGCATCTACATTAAGAGCAGATAAAGATTTACAGAAGGCAAACTTATCTGGCAACGTATTGGCTGATGTTGGAACTGCTGGAGTATTTGATAGAGCATCTGGCTTTAGAGATTTCTCTAAGGGTTTGCCAAGCATGGAAGAGCAAGCGCTTGTTAACTTGCTTGGCGTAAAGGGTGGTGCTAAAAAGTTCTTTGCACAAGAAACATCAGGCCTTGCTGCAAAGATGACACCATCACAGTATGATGCTGCTATAAAGGCAGAAATAAATAAATCTATTCCAAGGCTAGAAAGAGTTATTAAGTCTTGGGATTTAACTCCAGACGAGCAAGTTGTATATAACAACATGCTTGAAAGACTTAAGGCTGGAGCAAAAACAGATTGGTCACAACTTCATTCTGTTCATGCTCGTGCAGGTAACGGAGTTGTAAAAGCAATTGAAGGAATAGATCCAAATGCATCAACTTCTGTAGCCGAAGAACAAATTAAAAAGTATTTACTTCCTCCAGGAACTCAAGAGAAAGCATTAGTAGACGAGTTAAAGAGAGATGCTAAAAATGAATTCAATAATTCTTTACGCACCATTGATCCAGATAGAAGAGCAGTTATAGATAAAGCCTGGAACGGAGGGTCTATTACTCTTCCATCTACTGGGAAAGTTAAAAAGTTTAAAGGAACACAAACAAAATTTTTAAATGAAATTCAGAGCATGACCCCAATCAATGTTGATGGCGTCACAAAGTATATTCATAAAGACGATATGGAATTATTCTTAAAAGATCCAGATGGTAGAGCGAAACATGCAAGAACAAGACAAGAAGTAATTAATAATCTTCTTTATAGAATGGGAGTAAGGCCAGATGCTGATGGAAGACTTGTTGCTGATGGGTCGTTTACAAAATCAAGGTTTGCTTCACCATCAGCATTTAAAACAGACTTAAGGTCAGGTGGAAAGCAGTCTGGTAGTTGGAAGTCCAACGCCAAAAAAGAATTTAGAAAAACTTTAGGTGCTGCAGAAAAAGCATATAACGCTGAACATGCTAATCAAAGATATATAAAGATAATGACTGATGCTGGACTAACACCAGAACAAGCAAAAAGAGAACTAAAAGCAGAACTATCTCACACAAGCAAAACTGGAGCACCAGGAAGAGGTCCAGAAAAATGGCTAAAGGGTACTGGATCTTTTGACTCATTAATAATTAATAGATATATGAATTCAAGTAATCGCCTTAAAGAAATTTTAAACTGGAATAAAAATAATGGTTACTCATTAATTCCAAAAGAAGGAATTGACAAATATTATCAGGCTGCTGCCTTTATGTCAAAGGGTGGTCATCCAACAAATGCTCGTGAAGCATCACTTGTTGCTCTAGCAGCAGATGCAGATTTAAAAGTTTTAAATAATACAAATGTTCCAGATAAACTGAGAACATCATACACTACAGAAAAACTAAATGCAATGAGAGCATTACTTGCTGACAAGGCAGGACGTGGCTTCTATGAGTCTGCAACTAGATACAACTTCGGGGCAGGAAATCTTAAAGGACTTGTTTTAGCAAAACTTGGAGAATATATATATGACAAGCCCAAGAAAACTTTAGAAAAGATAACAGAAAAAAATAGCAAGAAGGCTGGTAGTAGAGTAAAAGCAGATACTGGAAAGCAATCAGATAATAGACTTGTAAATGAAGGTGCAGGAAGATCTGTAGTTACAAAGAGTCAGGCAGGAAGAATTGCTAGTGGTGGTAGAGGAGTCATGATTCTTCCTGGTAGAGATAAGGGAGATCCAAGATCAGGAATAACTAATCCTACTAAACGCCAAGGAGAGATAGCGGTAGATCTACGTAGAAGAGGTTTTAGCCAGGAAGAGATTGATAAGACACTAAGAAAACTTGCAAAGAAAGAAATAAGGGCTAAGGAAGTAGCAGTTGCTGCAACAGAAAAAGCAGCAAGAACTGAAGCAGCAAGAGAAAAAGAGCAAGCAGCAAATAACAAAAAACAAACTGAGGCTGCAAGAAAAAGATTCCTTGAGAATGAGCGTAGAGCACAATTAAATGCTGCACAAGCAAAATACTACGATGCTGCAGTAAAAGAAGATCAAAAGAGAACATTAAAACAATTAAAACAAACACAAAGAGCAGATAGAGAACAGCGCAAACAAGTTCGTCAAGAAAAGGTTGGTAGATTCTCTGGAGGAGCCTCTATGGCCCTCGGAACTGCAGGTATGGGCCTAATGATGGCTGGACAACAAACTGCTGGTATGGTGGCAATGGGTGCATCCGCAGTCGCTGGAATGGCTCCTATGCTTGCTGGAATGGGTCCTGTTGGATGGGCTATAACTGGATTAACTGCTGCTGCTGGAGCATTTTTATTAACTGACAGGGCAGCAAAGAAGGCAGCAGAGTCACAGTCTAAGTATGTTGACTCAATTACAGCAACAACAGAAAAGATGTCTCAAATAGGACAGTTAACAAATACTGTAGGTGCTAGTGAGATTTATGCAAGAAAGAGACAGACTGGCGCTGCAGATAGATACACTACTGGTTTTGAAAGAGGAAAGCAACAGTTTGGTGAAACATTTATAGATAGCGAAGTTGGAAAGTCAATATTTGAATCATTTAAGCAAAATATGACTGCTGGCGGAATAGATGCTGTTAAGGCAATATCAGTTCAATTAGCAGCATATGTCTCTGATGGAGTTATGACAGCAGAGCAAGCACATAGTGTTGCTTCACAAATTGGTATTGAATTAAACAATACAACATTGATATCACAGATTAGTGGACAACTACTAGACCTAATCGGCCCAGAAGGACAAGACCTAACTAAAGATCCACTAAATGTTAGAATGAATTTAGTTGCACAACAAAGAACTTTGGCTACTGGAGCAACAAAGAATTTAACACAACAGATTGAAGAAGCAAATAAAAAAGCAAATGCAGGGTTTTCAGAAGATCCAGTTTCAGGCGCTACTCAATGGCTATGGGAAAAAGGAAGGGCTGCATTTACTGAAACAGATGCAGACAAGTCAGCAGCACAAATTGCAGCACTTAATGCAAATAATCTAGAACTAAACCTAGCACAACAAGATTCTTTATCAAAGCAATATGACACTGAAATTAAAAAATTACAAGCACAAAAAGCAGCAACTGCAGATAAGGCAAAACAAAAAAAGATAGATGATGAAATACTAATTCTTGAAGGTCGTAAGCAATCAGGACTTGATGAATTAAGAAAAAAGAATAAGGCAATTTTAAACGATCAGGCTAAAGCATTTAAGGCTGCATCAAAAAGTCAGTCAACTAAGAATGCATTCCTTGATTCATTAAATTCTCAAGTAAGCACTAAGTATGAAGGAAATCCATTTGCAAAAACATTTTTAGAAAAGGCAAAAGGATTAAAGTCAGAAGAACTTGAAGTTAAAATTAAAACTATTGTTGCTTCAGGAGATTTAAACGTAGAAACTGGACAAAGAATTATAGAAATATTTGGTGATGATGAAGAGGGATTAGAGAAAAATTTAAACTTAGCATTAACAAAACATGATCCAGGAGCAGTTACACAATTAATTAATAGCCTCGGTGGAGTAGAAGATGAAGTAGCGAAAAAGATTCTTGTAGATGTTCTAAAAAAGAATCCACAGGAGTTTGAAAAGACTGCCTCTGCAATAGCCCTGGTTCAAAAGATGGCTGGCAAAGAAGTAAACATTGAAGCATTCTTCTCTTCAGAAAATGCACTAGCAAATCTTGAGGATTTACAAAAGGCATTAGAAGAAGTAGAAAAGATAGATACTCCAATAACAAAAACAGCATTAATGGAAATGAAAAATATTGGCGGGGTTAGTTTAGAAGGACTTATTCCTCTATGGCATCAATGGGAAAACCTTCCAGATGAAACTAAGAAAACTATTATTCAAGAATATATTACAGTACAAAAAACAATTACAGAGGGTGACGTCAGTGCAGCAATTGCACAAAAGGTTGCAAAGGCTGACAAAAAGAAGCAGGGATGGCTGAATGCTTATTACAACACACCAGCAGGAAGAGAGGCCGTAAGGAATGAACTTGCTGGACAAAGAACAATGCAGGCAGTTAATCAAGATATTGCAAACGCTAAGGCTGGAAAGTTTACTGATGAAGAAAAGGGTGGAAGTAAAGCAGATCCATTTGCAGACATAATGAAGCGCCTTAAGAATGTTAGAAATGCTGCTCTAAATGCTGCTGGTGGATTTAAAGAATTACAAAAGGCAATGGAGGCAGCAGGCAGCAAGTCTGTCGCAAATAAGTTTGTTGGTATAGAACAGCAATTAATGAACAAGGGCTATAGCCAAGACTTTATTGACTTTATAACACAACTGGACCCAGAAGAGCAGAAGAAGTTTGGAAGCACTGCAACAAAGGCTGGAAGCAAAAAGTATAAAGAGTTTGATTACGAAACTGGAAAGATGAAAACCAGAACTCAGAAATACAAAAAGGGAGATTTTGTATTAACTGATGAAGGAAACGCAATGCGCCAAGGAATGGATAAGGCCGTTGTAGGAGAGTTCCAGATAGAGCAACAGAATGTACTTAAGAACATAGACGAACAAAATAAAGCATATGCAAAATTAAAGGCTGCTGGTCTATCTAATTTAGAGATAGAAAAGGCTATGGAGAATCAAGCATACGTTACAGCCATAGCAACTGGACAAATAACAGCACAAGAATTAAAGACAAACAATGCTTTAACTAAGCAGGCCTTGTTAAGAGAACAAATAAAAGGTTTAGTAGATAAGACAAAAACCAATCAAACAAGAATTGACGCTTTAAATAAAGCCCCAGAACTAATTAATTTCTTGTCTGCCTTTAAAACATTAGATGCAGAAGGCAAGGAAGTTGCACTTTCCATTACGTCTATATATGATGCAATACAAGATCCAGAAGATTTAATTGCCATGGTTGCAGTGATGGATGCTATTAAGGCTGGAACATTAGATGCTAAAGATGGAATGAAGCAACTATTTGATCTTATTGCTAGTTCAGAATCCGCAAAGGATCTTGAGAAAAATCTATTAACACCTCTTGAAAAATTCCAAAAAGCCTATGATGCAGCAATGAAGATTTTTGATGCGTATAAGCAAATGGATGAGTACACTCTAAAGGCTCCAACAAACGCAGTAACTCCAGAACTTGGTGGAAAAACATTTAAGCAATTGAGCAAAACAAAGACAGAGAGTGATGAAGCATTAGCAGCAATGAATGCTGAACTTGCAATTTATGAGCATCAAATTTCTATGATTCGTGATGAGATTTCAAAGATTGAATCTGATATTGAAAACATGGATGTTAAGGACTTAAACCTTACAATAGACGGACAGAAGGTCACTGGTAAATTAAAGTATGTCCTAGAAGATCTTAAGGAAAAGATCGACGATTGGGAAAGAGAAATAGAGATGAAGTATGAGCGTCCAATAAAGACGCTTCAGGACGAATCAAATGTTCTATCTCATGACTTAGAAGTAATGGATTATCAAGCAGGAAAGATTAATGACAAATATGATAAGCAGGCAGAAGCATTAGCCGAAGTTCAAAAGGTTAATGATTCTATTATTCGTCAACAAGAACAACAACTTGATTTGGCTGATGCCTTAACTCAAGGAGACATTTCTGCTGCTGCTCGTGCTGCCCAAGCAATGAGGGCTGGCAACGCAGCAGATTTTGCTACTGGGCAAAGCGATGCATTGCAACAAGCAAGAGAAAATGAAATCAATGGATTAACAAATGCCAATGGATTAACAAGAGAACAGATTGAAGAAAGACGTTGGCAGATATCACAACAGATCTATGCACTTGAAAATGATCCAGCCAGACTTGCTCTTCAAAAGAGTATACAAGAAACTAAGGATGCAATATATGCAATAGAAGAGGCTAGAGAGACTAAACTACTTGCTATTAGAGCACATGAAGAAAGAATTTATCAAATTGAAAAAGATAAGATTCTTCCATTACAAAATGCAATTAATCTTGAAACAACTAAAAATCTTGCGTTAGAATATCAGTTAACAGTTCTTGGAAACATAATTGCTGCAAATGATAGAAATAGACAAGTTGCAGAAAAGACAAGAGAGCAATGGGAAGAGATGCTACTTCAGCAAACTCTCATGGATGAAAAGTTAAGAAAAGAATTAAAGGACGCACTAGATGGCTTCAACGCTCAAAGCGGTACAGCAGAAGAAATCTGGAAGCGTATTAAAGATTTATATGATGCTATTAAAGATAAGACTGTAACTGTTACAGTTAAATATGTAACTGAAGGATCCACTGGTGATGGTTCTACTGGTGATGGCTCAACTGGTGATGGAAATGATGGAAGTGATGGCTCAACTGGTGATGGAAATGATGGAAGTGATGGCTCAACTGGTAATGGATCAAAGGGTAATGGTTCAACAGGTAATGGCTCCACAGGAGGCTCTAAGAGTGGTTCTAGCGGTACTGGCGGGGTATCTGGAGTAAACCCAGCAACAACACCAACACCATACAAGTCTACATACAAGAGCATTACTGATCCAACAGCCAGGGCACATGTTAAAAGTATGGAAGCAAGTATTTCTTCTAATATTGCACAAAACTCAGCATTGTTTGGACAGAAGATTGCAGAAAAGAAAGCAACAGAAAATGCTGGTGCAGTTGCAGGACAGCATCTTGCAGATCTTAATAGAATGGGAAATGCTGCTGCACTTGCTAAAAAGTACGATGGACCTGAAGCAGCAAAGAAAAAGGCAGAAGCAACACAAAAAGCAAATGCAGACAAAGCAGCAAAAGCAAAGGCTGCAGCAGACCTTAAGAAGTTTGGCGGTAATTCAATTGCTGCAAGTCAATTTGCTAACTGGGGTAGAAATGCCGTAGGTGGATTAATAAAGAGATTTGCTAAGGGTGGTCCAATAATAGGAACAGACGTTATTCCATCAATGCTTACTCCAGGTGAATTTGTTATGAGTAGGTACGCTGTTGAATCGTTTGGCCTTGATAATATGAAGGCTATTAATAATGGAGAGTCAGTAGGCGACTCAGTGTATAATTATAGTATTAATGTAAACGTCAAGTCTGATGCAAATCCAGACGAAATTGCACAGGCTGTAATGACAAACATACAGAGAATAAATTCTCAAAAGTTGAGGAGCGTTAGAATATAATGGCAACTAGCACATATATGAATGGTCGTAAAAAATATGGTAGACCACAGGCCATGTTGTGGTCTGAAAATTCTGGCAAACTTGAAAATGGTTTGTATATCCCTAACGGTCTTGAAATTAATGCTAATCCAGGATCTGAGGTAGATCCAAATAACATTGATCAATTTTTAATTTTATCAGACGATAATAGATCACCAATAGATTTTGGAAAAATAAGAATTGAAAAGCGAGAGCGCATGATAAACGGAAGAATGAGATCTTATCATATAGCAGACAAAAGAGTAATAAATCTTAGTTATACTAATTTACCTTCAAGATCTTTTGCTTTTAGTCCAGACTTTGATTCGAACGGTCAATCAGAAATGACTGGACAATTTGGATTGCCTAACTCTCCAGATGCACAGTATACAACCGACGGTGGCGCTGGAGGAGTAGAATTACTTGATTGGTATGAAAATCATCAAGGATCTTTTTGGTGCTACCTATCATACGATAAGTATTCTGTGTTTGGAAAAGATGATTCTGCTTATGCACACCTTCCACAATACAATGAATTAGTAGAAGTTTTCTTTACTGACTTTTCTTATACAGTAAATAGAAGAGGCCCTAAGTTTGATTTTTGGAATATATCCATAGGCTTGGAAGAGGCATAATGTTTTACAATGAAGATTTAAAAAAACATCTAGAGACATCTTCTGTAGTTAAAACTAAAAGCGCTGTAATTGCTGAATGGAATTTGAACTCCCCAACAAATATTCTTAAGATTGGTAACTATAGATATAGACCAACCAGGTCAGACTCAGTATATAAAATTATTCCAAGCAACTTTGACCCATCAGAAAATAAAGACACGTCCATACCATTTTATTATGGCGCCACAGATGCAGATGTAGTTATTGATGGAGGAATAGATCCAGAAGATAATCAGACCCCAATAACCTTAAAAACTTCAAAAGAAAAATTAAAGATGATCTATTCCTTAGAAGATTGTTTTAAACAATTTAGACCAAGATCAGGAATCAATAAAGCAGTATACTTGCCAGGAAATTATTTGCATCACCCTAACATTAATATGGCAAACCGCCCTAGATATTATATGCCAGACGTTAAGGATTCATTTAAATATTGGACATCGTTTAGAACTGAAAATGGTATAGAGTATGGAATATCTCTTTCTAAAAATGGAGAGTTTGCCATTGAAGATACCGCACCATTTATTGTATATAAAGATACTGTATCTGCAAATAGAGTTGTTATTAAAATGCAAACACATGTTGGTAGCGTGGACCTTGGAACTTTCTCCTCTGCGTCAGCATCAATATCTGATCCATTCTATGGAGACTCTAAAAAAGCAACTCCAGTTAGATGGAAAGTGCAGGCTTTAAAAAATAATTCATGGGTGGATTTATTATCCTTTAATCAGTCTTCTGTTAGAAAAGACGGCACACCTATCATAAAAAGTGACGGGTACGTTGAGTTGGCCTATGGATTAAAGGTGCCACAGCAGTACAGAGATATATTTGTATATGCGGAAAAGTATAGTTCTGAAACCTTATTGCCAGAAAAGTCTGTGAATGGATATGCTTATTTAATTTGTACCAATGAAAATGACATAGGTGAATTTCATATCTGGATAGATGAAATTAATGACTATAAGGTTTTCACGCCACAGTACGGGTGGTATTTAGAAGAGTCAGAGGTAGATAGACTAACAAACTTTGTAACAGATATGACAAACCCTACAAAGTATCTAAATGCAGGTGGTGCAGAGACCTATAGAGAGTTTGATAATATTAAAGGTCTTAGAGTTGTTGTTGATACAATGAATAAATCAAACTGTACATTTGATCTTATTGAAATGTCACCTAGGTTGGCAGCAGACATATCAGATAAGACTTTAGATTTTTCTGTAAAAAAGAGTGCCTCTGATTTAGGGGTTAGTGGAATGCCAGTAGGACAACTTCTAGCGTCTACTGGTTCTCTTTCTATATTTGATTATGATGATGCTTTTAATGAAAACAATACACAGAGCATAATTAAAAATTATATTAACAGACATATACAGATTAAGTTTTATGATATTGTTTTTAATGTGGATGGATGGGATTATTATATTCCAGTCAAGACTTTATACTCAGATGGCTTTCCAAAAAACAATAACACAGATCAAACAGTAGAGTTAGAATTAAGAGATTTGTTTTTTTATTTTGAAAGTTTAACAGCGCCACAAATCTTAATGACAAATGTATCTCTTAGTTCTGCAGTAGCATTTCTATTAGACTCAGTTGGATTTGCAAATTATACTTTTAAAAGAGTAGCAAATGAAACAGAATTAATAATCCCATACTTCTATGTAGAGCCAGACGTTAGCGTTGCAGAGGTTTTAGAGCAATTAGCAATCTCGTCCCAATCAGCAATGTTTTTCGACGAATATAATAATTTTGTTATGATGAGCAAAGATTATATAATGCCAACAGCAGATCAAAGACCAACAGATCTTTATTTATCTGGAGACGAACCAGACTCACAGTTAAACATCCTTCCCAACATTCTTGAAATTGCATCAGAAGAAAATCAAGTATTCAATGATGGAAAGATTAATTATTCTGAAAAGTATATTCAAAGATCTGTAGGAACAATTAAGCAGGCAAGTCTAATTGATATGGATAGAAACTGGATTTATAAGCCAGTTCTTTTGTGGGAAGTTGCTGGAACAGAAAATACCAAGTCTGTTAATAATGAAACAGGAATGCAGTCTTCATATCTTTTAAGTGCTATACCACTTAACTCTAACTTGTCCAATCAAATACCTACAGTTGTAAATAGAGAGTTAACAAACAATATCATAGACTTTGGCGAAGGTATTTATTGGATAGCAAGATATAATGGATACTTTTACTCTAATGGTGAAATAATTAAATACGACGCTGCACAATTTAATGTTGCTAATTTCGGCAACGTTTGGGTTAGCAGTGCTCAAGAGTATGAGTATTATTTTTCACAGTTACCATTTAACGGAAAGATGTATCCTACTGGACTTGTGCGAATATACACTGAGCCTAACTACGAAGAGGTCAACGGAGTATTAAAATTAAAAAATGGAGCAGTTGCAAAACATGGAAGAGGACAGTTTGGAACTTCTATTGTAGAGCACTATGCAGGACTAAACTCGTACTGGAGAGATGACGCAAACATTAGAGGATGCTCTATGCAGTCAAAGTATTTGTTTGAAGACAATACACAAGCGCCAACTACTGTCGAGGGTGCTGCTGGAATAAATAATGAACTTGCCAAAAAAACAACAAGAAATGGAATTATAAGAAATTTTATGTCTGCTACTTTTAATGCTGAATCAGACGTAAATACTTTTACAACACCAAAATCTGGAACTATACAATCCTCTGCTTTTGTTATGCAAGGACCATCGATACCAGTAACGGGCAAGCCAAGAGATTTTGTTTCATATGTCTATAAGCCACTTGATAGTAAATTTAAACATTTTGGCACTAGAATGAGAATTGTAGGAAAGATAGAAAATAATGCAAGCCGTGGACAAACAGCAAACGGTAGTACTAATTACTACACTGTTCCAGGACTAACTCCAGATAGAGACATAACTATTTCTGGAGGTGGTGGAGGTCTTGCCATAATGGTAAATCCAGAAACAAACAATGGATACTACTTAGAGTTGAGTGCACTTGGAAGTTCTAACATATCTACTCTTGAAAAACAGAATGTACATAATGTTGTATTTTATAAAATTAAAAAAGACTCTGCTTCTTCTGATGCTATACCAGTAAAAATCTGGGAGGGCTTAGGAAATATTATTGTAGATGATGGCAAGTTTACTGGTCAGTATAGGATGGCATCTGAACAAAATGTAACAGTTTACGATATTGGAATTGAGTATGAGGCTTTAGGAAATGCAAGAGTTTTTCATTTATACATGAACGGCTCACTGTTGACAACAGTCGTAGATCAAGAACCACTTCCAATATATAACAATATGGCGCTTTTTGTTCGTGGCTCATCAAGAGTTATGTTTGAAAACATATATGCACTGTCAAATAACTATAGCCAAAATGCTGTGTTTGCTTTGGATACACCAGTTAATAATATTTTTGATGATGAGATTAACGCTACAGAATCATTTAGAAAGTATGCTATGAGCGGTATTATTCAGGGAACCTATTTGTCTGGAATCAGTAGTTCAGAACCTAACAAGTACAGTATTTATTTTGAAGAGTTTGGAACTATTATGCGTGAGGCTGCCACATTTAATATTAGATATGATAAAGCCTATCCAGCACTTTATGCAAAAATGTCTCCAACGTTTAACAAGATAAAGGGGTACACGGTTTCTGGATTTAGAGCAGGATCATATGGTGCTGAATTCATGATATTTAATGCTACAGATACTGCGTTAAGTTTAGATGAGACGACTGGAAACTACTTAAGAATCCAGGGAGTAACATTTACTCAAGAGTCTAATGGAGAGTTGACGGTAGACGAATATTATTCTAAAAATAGTTCTTTGTCTGATCCTGTTATCGAAGGCTCCAATGTTATTGTGTCTCCTTTTAAAATAAATAAAGAGTACGAAGATATTAAATTAAGCAGAATGACTTACGGTAAAAAAGATTTTTCTATTCAAACTGCATATATTCAAACACAAGATCAAGCAAATAGTTTAATGAAGTGGCTATTGTCAAAAATAATAAAGCCAAGAAAATCTATTGGTGTTAAGATTTTTGCTAATTCTACAATTCAATTAGGCGATATTGTTTCTGTTAAATATACAAAAGATAATATTCAAAAAATTGCAAACGATAGATATGTTGTATATTATATTGAGTATAGTAAAGGAACAGAAGGTCCAGACATGACAGTATATTTAAGTGAGGTAAAATAATGGCAACTAATTCAACTCCACAAATTCCTCAGTCCAGCCCAAGCGTTGCTAGACCGCAAGCAGTAAAGCCAGCAACACCAGATTTAATAATTACTCCACCTGACACTGTCCCTATTGAAATAATGACTGATTTAATATTTGAAGATATAGGTGGTCATGAAATAATTACTATATCTAGAAGTGATTTGATTAATGGAGAAAATGTAGTTTATAGTCCTATTAAAAACCTAAGTTCTATATTTTTCCAATATAATCCTCAAAATATTCTTGCCTTACAAAAAACGGCAGATTCATATTTTAAAAATTTTCCAATCAAACTTAGCGACAGAATCCCAGAATGTGGGACAGGATATACCCTTGACAGCGTTGACCCTACTAAACAGATAGCAAACTGTAAAATAGTATATACAGACCCGCTAACTGGAGACATTATAATCAACGTTATTAATATGGGTAAAGAAGAGCAGGTAGAGGTTCAAATCCTTCAGCAGGGGATTGTTCTTAGTGATACAATATACGAGGTGGAATAACTATGATAACTAATAATGGAAAAAATATAATTGCCAAATACCTTGTGGGTCAGTCCCCAGCGTATGCCTCATATATTGCCGTTGGCTGTGGAGCAAAGCCATTAGACCCAGATCCCGAAGTTCCATTTGGAGATTATTCTAATCAGAAAACATTGGACTTTGAAATGTTCCGTGTTCCAATTACTTCTAGAGGGTATATAAAGGACGACGATGGAACTGCTAAGGTTGTGCTTACGGCAGAACTTCCAACAGAAGAAAGATATGAGATTTCTGAAATTGGAGTTTATTCTGCAGGTGCAAACCCAACTGCTGGTGCTTACGATAGCAAAACATTATTTTCATTTTCTGAGTCAGAGGGTTGGGAATATAATAATCAAATTGCGTTAATACCAAAATATGAGCCATTAGATTCTACTGGGTCTAGCGGAGAAATACATATTAAAGACAATGGGTCAGACCTAATGGCATTTACTACAAATGCAAATAATAGAATTTTTACAAACCCTGAAAGAGTTGAGCGGTATGAAAGATGTAGATTCTTAAATAATATTGTAATTACAAACGGATCAATGTCAAATCTATCAACAGAAATGGTAGATGGGGTAAAAAGACTTAAGGCAAACACTGGAAGTAATTACGTAGGACTAACTGGAACAGCATTAAACTTAAGTAAGAATGCCCCTACGGATGAAATAAGACTTGCCTTTTCGGTTGTAAATAAAAATGCAAACAATGTTGCACCAATTAATCCAGATAAAGTTTATATACTAATTGAGTTTTCAGATACAGATGTTTATGGAGAAGGTCAGTGGGCAAGGTTTGAGGCAATTGTAGAGGACTATGATTTTGCAACTAACAGATATATTGTTAGCACTAAACAATTACAAGAACTAAGAAAAAGCAGCACTGGTTTTAACTGGGACTCTGTAAATACTATAAAGGTTTATACTTCCGTGTTTGTTGAGAACGATGTTATTTCTGATGATTTTTATGTTTGTCTAGATGCCGTTAGGTTAGAAAATGTTACATCAATAAATCCTTTATATGGTTTGGTTGGGTACTCTGTAATTAAAAACATTGATGCTGCAACTGTCATTAAAGAATCAAATACAACCAGTTATATAGAATTTAGATTTGGGATGAATATTAATAATGGCTGACCAAGGTGTTAAGAAAATAATTATTCCAAGATCATCTTTGCCACCAGCAGGCAAGGATGGCGAATACCTAATTCGTTACAGAATAGCATCACAAGATAAAAATAGATATTCACACTGGTCTTTAATTCATAAGGTTATTGGCAAAAGCCTGCAGCCAGTCAGTGGCAGAATTGAAAGGGTTAACTCAATCATTGTAGTTGCTTGGGATTCTGTACCTAACATATCAACTTATGATATATTTACAAAATATAACAATGAAACAGAGTACACATATCATGGAACTGCTACCTCAAATAACTATTCTATTATTAGTCAGGGTGGAACAAGTATAGAAATAGCAGTACAGATAGGCGGTATATTCAAAGAAAGAAGAGATAGTAATACTATCTATACTGGAACTTTGAGTTTGGTATAATTATACAGGAGGAACTATGGCACAAATATCACCACCAGAACGAGGACAACCTTTAGACGTAAACTATATTTACAGTATAGTTAATGCAGTCAATGAGTTATCTAAGCAAATATCACCATCGTCTTCAAGGTATGTAACGATTGACATCCCAGGGGATGGACCAAGATCAGTTAAGGCTTCTGAGGCAAGAATTATTGGAACAGAGAAGGTAGTTGTAACCAACTCATCAAAGAATATTGGCGATGAAGAAACTTTTGAATATGTATTTCCAGCAGAGTTTAAGTTTAAGCCAGTAGCAA